AAGCATCACCTGAAAGACCTCCTATAAGGGTGTTGAATGTGCCTGTGGTTATTTCTTTACCAGCAGACCTTCCCACGGCAGTGTTGTAAACATTTGTACCTGATGTAAAGTTTTGCTTTTGTAATGCGGCTCCACCAATGGCAACACTATTACTTCCTAATGTGTCAGCAGATAAAGCAGTCTGCCCCACAGCAACATTATCGTTTCCTGTAGTCAGCGCATCACCTGAATTATATCCTAAAGCGACATTACCTGATCCTGTAGTGTTAGCGCTTAAAGCTGACGTACCAACTGCTGTGTTGTTACTTGCGGTCGTGTTTGCTAATAAAGAGTTATAACCAACTGCTGTGTTACTTGCGCCCGTTGTAGTAAGACCTAAAGCATTTCGACCAACACCTGTGTTAAAAGATGCTGTTGTATTAGCTTCTAAAGATGCTTGACCAATTGCGGTATTGCTTGAACCTGTAGTGTTTAACTTTAAAGAATCTGTACCCACCGATACGTTTACAGTACCTGTAGTGTTTGCGCCTAAAGCACTCCTACCAACAGCAGTGTTGTTGCTTGCGGTTGTATTAGCTTTAAGTGCCTCTCTACCAACAGCTACGTTACTTGCGCCTGTAGTGTTTGTTTCTAGTGTGTTTTGACCCACTGCTGTATTGAATGAAGCAGTTGTATTAGCATACAAAGAACCTCCACCAATTGCTGTATTATCTGCACCAGTCGTATTTGTGAATAAGGCACTAGAACCCAAAGCTGTGTTTCTAACCGAAGTTGTATTGTTTGTTAGTGCCAACTCACCAACAGCAGTATTGTCACCTCCTGTTGTGTTATCGGATAAAGCTAGATAACCAACAGCTACGTTAGATTCTCCTGTCGTAATTGCATCTCCAGCAAGACCTCCGATGAGCGTATTTTGTACGCCTGTGGTTACTGCTGTTCCTGCAAGATTGCCCACTGCTACGTTGTATGTGTCAGTAGCTGACGTAAAGTTTTGTACTCTTAATGCTCCCCATCCGATTGCTACACTCCTGCTACCTAGAGTGTCTGTTGATAAAGCTTCTTGTCCAACAGCAGTATTAAAATCAGCATCAGTTAAAGCATCACCTACACGACCACCGATTAAGGTGTTTTCTTTGCCTGTGGTTACTTGTTGACCTGCATTGTAACCTACTGCAACGTTATAAGTATCTGTAGCAGACGTAAAGTTTTGACTAAATAATGTACCATGACCAAGGGCAGTGCTTCTACTACCTAGAGTGTCACTGCTTAATGCGGCAGTACCAACAGCTACGTTAAAATCAGCATCAGTTAAGGCATCACCTGCCTGACCACCTATTAGAGCATTTTGTATGCCTGTAGTTACTGATAGACCCGCGTTAAAACCAACTGCTGTGTTGTTACTTGCGGTCGTGCTGTTGAACAGTGCTTTTTTTCCAACGGCTGTATTACTTGCGCCTGAAGTATTTTCCTGCATGGCTAGATGGCCTATGGCAGTATTGTCAGCACCTGATGTGGTAATTACTAAAGCATTCATACCAACTGCGGTATTATTGCTTCCAACAGCATTAGCTAAAGTTTGAAGACCAATAGCTGTATTATTTGCCCCCGTAATATTAGTACTTAAAGACAGTCTACCAACTGCCGTGTTACTTGCTCCTGTTGTGTTTGCCAATAAAGCACTTTCACCAACTGCGGTGTTGTTACTTGCGGTGGTGTTTCCACTTAAAGCTAAATATCCCAAGGCCACGTTTCTCGTACCAGTCGTATTTGCATCGCCAGCTAGTCCACCGACTATGGTGTTGAGTATGCCTGTGGTGACTGCTGATCCTGCGTTATAACCAATACCTACATTGTAGCCATCTGCTCCTGCGTTTTGAAGAGATAAAGCGGATGCTCCAATGGCTACGTTATTTCCATGTGCATCTTCAGTTTTAAGAGCTTCCCAACCTATAGCAACATTAGAATCACCAGTCGTAATCGCAGTACCTGCATTTCTTCCTATTACAATATTGCGAATTCCACCCGATGCTATTGAGTCACCTGCGTCTAAACCTATACGAACATTGTCAGTGCCTGCTGAAGCAGTAAGAATGTCAGCACCAGTTGCAATAGTTACGTCTGCGGCAAAGTTAGCTGAACCATCTACGTCAACAACGTCTAGGTTTGTTATGCCGTCTACGTCTATGTCACCAGAGATGTCTAAAGACGTTGCTGTTAATACTCCTGTCACACCAAGCGTTCCACCAACGGTCATATCATCAGTAACTGTTAGATCGTCTTGAACCTTGAGATCAACCACGCTTAACGAGGCAAAGGCATCAACCACTTTAGCGCCAGAGCCAGCGCCGTCTAAATAGACAGCCTTAGAATCACCGGGTGGAATAGTAATCGTTGCGCCAGAACCTTGCTTGATAATGATATTTTGAGAACCTGATGTTCCGTTTTCAATAAAGCAAAATTTATTAACAGTGTTAGGAGCAATAGTAATTGTACAAGCAGAGTCGAGCGTACCTGTATATTCGACGTATAAAGCTCTAACTGGGTCTGTAGCGCCATCAGCTATTGTTGATGTATGATTGTTAGCATTGGTCGTGATGCCCTCTGTGCCGTAGCCTAGAGCCTCTCCAATTAATTCAAGGTTTGTGTTGGTTATTGTACCCCATGAGCCTGACGCATCGCCAGTTGCCATCTCATTGAGGCGGAGGTCATTTACATAGGTACTAGCCATATTAATCTATCCTTACTATTGCGTTGGAGGCGGTGTTTGCAGGAAATACAATTTTAAATGTACCACCAGCAACTGTAAAGTCACCACCAAAATCTAAGATTGCGATTGCGCCTCGCGCGTTTGACGATGCATCGCCAAGTGTTTTATTATAAATCAATGCGCCTCGCGCAGTGAATGTCGCTGATGTCCACGCAGGATCGGCGCTATCAAAACAACCAGACGTGCCGTTTTCAATGACTGTCTTACTTGCCAGAGCTTCTCCACCAGTAGTGTATCCATTGCCGTTGGCGACTTCATTAGATGTTATGTATCCATCTGTGGTAGCATTTAGTGTTGCGGAACTTGTGTAGAGTGCAATCATTATTGTATCGCTGTCTAAGTGCTGATCACCCAGCAGGACATCTTTTTTAAATAGTGTACTCATCGCTTGTGTAATAGCCATTATAAACCTCCATTATATTCTGCCGCGTAATCGCGTTGCATCTCTTGTACAAATAATTGCAGTGCTTCGTCAAATTGTGTTTTATAAAGCGCCAATGTCTCTCCAGCTTTGAGAAATGCTGATGCCTCATATAGACACGCCGATAGTAACACATTTTCGGCATTGTCGCCAACCCATGTGTTTGCGTTGCTTGAACTTAATCCTGCCTCTGGTGCAATAAAGTCAACTTGGTATGGATCAGTCGAATTTGGTGTTGGGGCAATTGTTATTGTAGTGCCTGCCGTATTTGCTGATTTTGTGCTGTAAAATTCTGGTGTACTTTGCAAAGTAGCGTTAGGCCAGTAATCACGCAGATATGAATCTACCCTGTGGTTAAGGTATGAAGAAACATTTGAGCTTATTACCGATACCTGCCTAATCATCCTCGCTGATGCCACTACATAGTCAGTAGTTCCAGCAACAAGATTGGCTGTTGTGCTTTGCCTAAAGCAAGGTAAATTTGGCAGGCGCTGAAAGATGATATCTTCCGCCTGCGCTATTATCTGATCTACAGAAGCTGTAAGTTCTGCTGAGTCATCTTCCAAAAAGTTTTGGATGTTTGCAACTAAAGTAGTGTAATTCATTTATTCACCCCATCCATTTATTCCCCAACCTTCTTGGCCCCAGCCAAGAACTTGGACATTTTCTGTGCCAACTGCGCCTGTGCCAGCCACGCCAGCTTCATTAATTGATAAGTCTAAAGCCTCTATGCCAACAGCACCTGTGCCAGACAATCCAGATACACCCTTAATTCCAATAACTGTGGCGGCTCCAACTGCACCTGTACCAGCAACACCAGCTTCTGCTAATGTTAGCTCTAGTAATTCATTGCCAGTTGCACCTGTACCAGCATCCCCAGTTGCTTCTGGGCCAGACACAATAAGTACGTTACCAGTATTACCATTAGCTGGAACGCCCACTGGAGGGCGAAGCCGTGGATCAATTGTCCAGTCCTGCGTAAAGCCAATATATATTGCAACATTCTCAGGATCGTTATCTGGTCTAGCATTAAATAAGGCAGTCGCGTCTACAACATTTTTAGCAGGAGTAAGTTGTGGATGTTTTGGCTCGTAGTCTTCAGGTGAAACACGCAAGCCATCCCAAGTCGTCTTCAATTTGGTATATCTTACCCGAAGACCACTTATATCGCTTATTGCGTAGGATTTTTTTCCTCTTGCGTATTTTGCCATTAATATAAATTCAGCACGGTAGGCTGAATCCTCAGACTTACGCCATCATTATCAGCAGATGACGCAAAGTTAAATGAACGCTCATACATTTCATTTAGTATTGTGAATTTATCATTTGCAAATTTTAGTGACAGCTTACTTGCCAGACCAGCGCAGATACAGTCGTTCCACCGATATGGAATGTCTGCGTCTTGATTTGATGCCGTGACATCCTCTAGCTGGTTTATAGCCCAATAGACTATGCTGTACGTTGATCTGTCTGGTATCTGCCAAAGGTAAAGAATTGGAGTGGCTTGCTTGTCCAACATATACTGGCTTGGCTTACCACTAGAAGTTTTATTTGGCAGTTGGTTGTAGTCAGCAATCGACACACGATTAATAATCTGGTCAGACGTATCTGATCCAGAGCTGTCGCGGATTACCGCGTCTAAAATATCAATCGTGCCAGCAGGTAGTGGGTAGGGCGCTGTCTGCCCATTCACCAATGTCAGAGTATTCTGAGATAAAGTCCAGTAATTAATACCTCTGTTAGCCCACTCAGAGAAGAGAAGATTAAGACTGCGCCGTGCAGATACAGCCCTATCGCCTGTTTGAACTTGTGGATCTACTCCGCAACGCTCAAACGCCTCAGTGATAATCTCTTCGATATCTGGCTTAAACGCTACGGTTCCTGAAGTTGCCATTTATTTCCCCTATGCGAAAAACACGTTCATTAATACAACTGTAGCAACTGTATATTTTACAGATAAGCCATTCTTGAAAAGCATACCCTCATCTGGAATAGTGTTGTCCACAGTTGAATTGTCTGTGCCAATAGTCTGAGCTTTAAATATGATAGTGCCGCTGTCTGGCGTACCATTAAAGAAATCAACTAACCCTGCCGTTCCAGCGGAGACAATTGAATAGCCTTTTAGTCGAGTTCGTCCACCACCAGCTACTGCACTAGCACAAAGCGAACCAGATCCAACTGTAATGTTTCCTGCGTATTGAGCAGAACATTCTACTGCACTAACTGTTACAAATAACTTAGCACCTGCTACTGCTTCAGCAGAACCAGTTGAAGTTATTACTTCAGTGATAGCATTTCCGAAAACATCTGTGCCAGTAATAGTACACGTCTTATTGTTGTCGCCAGTCCCTGCCGTAGTGACAGTTACGTTTCTAGCGCCGCCACCTAAGAAGGTAGTTGCCGCCATCGTTGCTGATGTATTTGGCCTAGCCGCTGTAACCAACCGATCTGGATCGGCGGCATTTTCGTCTGTTATAAAGCCAACTTGTACGTCTGTTTGTATGCCCATATTAATCTCCTACAAGATAATAAGCTGGGAGACAAAGCTCCCAACTAAATTAATTACGCAATTTGCACATACTCGATGATGAACGTAAACGAACCAGCAGTTGTAGCATTAACAGTGTTAGTAATGTTACAGAAGATGTTTCGCGCCGCAGAAGCATACTGAACGGATGCAGGAGCAGTTGTGGCATCTTGAGTCTGAACAACTAATTCAGTCAAAGTTACGTTACCTAG